TTAACTCTCTTTCTTTTTTTGACTTTCTTTTAGCCATTCATAATTTTTCTCCACTAAGAAAGTCATAAACTCAATGGTTTCGGGCTTTTTTTCAACAATTTCTTTTAATCCAGAAAAATAAACAATAAAATCTTCGTCAACTGTCTTATGTGTAGTCCCCCTCAATTTCCCTTCTGAAACTTTCATAAACATAAAATACTCGCTAGCAATTTCAAACATGGCATCTGCAATTTCTTTAGTAATAACTTCGGATGGTTTCTTGAAATCATCACCTTGAAATCCGCTATATAGACTATTATTTTTTAAATTGTTTAATATTTTCTCAAATGCTTTAACACCTTGGCTCACAGGTATACCAACAACCTTTTCTAACCCCTTCTCATTTACAGTGGGCATCATCATAAACAATCTAATTTTAGGGTTATGATTCACCAAGCGTTTGTGCAAATCCTTCCAATTATAATTTTTATCCATTGCACTTTCAGTCAATGCCCTACCAATCATCGGAATTTTAGATAATTCTTCACACATTAAATGAGAAAGAGTATAAGCACGTGCATATCTTTTATTTTCTAATAATAACTTTGCATCCTCTATTAATTCACTTGCATTTTCAATAACTTTTAAACGCATTTTTTCTACTTCATCTACGGTTAACTTTTTAGCCATTTTTATCCCCCAACTCTTACTGTGTACTTAACAAGAATTATAAAAACTGCTCTTTTATCATCGACAAATCATTTACTGCTTTTGTATAAACTCTTGCATCCAACCCACTGAATAAAAACCATTATCTGTATTATCTAAGGGTAGAACCTTTTTTATTGCAACAATATCATCTAATATCTCCGAAAGTAATTTTTTAACTTTTTCTGCATTGTCTTTTCCTTGATGGAATTTGACTGATTCGGTTATAAATGCTTTTGAGTTACTCGATAAATCTTTAAGGTTTTTCTCAACACTTTCAAATTCTTCTGGTAAATACTTCACACTAATTTCAACATTATAGATGCTTTTCTCTAATCCTCTCAAATCTTCTTTTAATTCTTTATCTGTAGTTGCTTTATTATTCAAATCTTTCGCAACATCATCTACACCAGAAACTAAACTATTTACTTGCCGAGGTAATACCTTTAAAACTGATTCACTGGCTTCCTTTTTCTTTTCTTCTGTTTGAGCGTCCTCTTGTTCTTTTACTCTATCTTCTGTTTTCGAATTTTCTTCAAACGCTTTATCTGCCAACGTTTCTTCTTTGTTATTTTCACATCCCATAAGCAATAAGAAAATAATAATCATTGTAAAAGCAAGCACCAGATTTTTATTTTTACATTTCATATACTCCACCCCTTGATAAACGTTTATTTTATTAAATTGATTTAATTCATTATTTACTAAATGTCTATTCATATTTCTCATTTTCCTCTAACAGGAAATCAATCGCTTGATTAATAGTTTCTAAAACCTCCTTTCCTTGTAGATATTCAATATAATTCTGTTTTTGATTTTCATATCTTCTCTCACATGAAATATTACGAATATCTTTCCACAAAACCTTTATTAAACAAAAAGTTACAGGAGGTTCAAAAACTGGGAAAGTGAACTGTGGTACTGCTTCTGTTTTATGTAATTCTATAAAATTCATATTATGTTTCACCATGTTGTAGGCATGTCTTAAACCAAATAACAAATTCCCTCTAGTATCTTGTTTTTGTCTGTATGAGTAATCCACTTTATTAAATTCTATATGCCAATCGTTTATGGCGACTACTCATAACAAAACTTCACCCAATGTTGCGTACATTTTATTCTCATCGTTCATAACACTAAATGCCCTTGTTAAACGTTCATGAGCAAATTTCAAAGCATATTCGGATCTTCGCAACCTCTCCACAGCCATATATTTATCCCCTTCTTTTAATTAATAGTTCTTAACAATAAAAATATCATATTTTACCATATGATTTAAATTAATTTTATGATTGTTTTAATTATTAATAAACAAGTTGTACAATAATTTTTTTTGATACTTATTTAAAATTCATTTAAAACATTCTTTTTTATTGTGTAAAAGAATGGGCGAAGCCCCACCGAACGAAGTGAGGTAATGAGCCGAAGGCGAACGGGAGAGCGTTAGCGAAAGAAAGATAGGGGAGCATTAGCGACCTTCCTTTTATACTATCTATTCTTTTTACTATCTATTTTCTATACCTATCGCTTTTTGTCCATTTTTGTTCATTTTTTGATATAGGTCTTATCACTTTTCGTCCTAAAATGGACATTTTCTGATGAACCAATTTCGTTTTTTGACCAAAACAGGACAAAAAATGATACCCCATTGCAGTTTAAGCAATCATTTTAACACTACAAAGTGTCCAAGAGGGTGTCAAAATTAATAATTAGGTACTTTTGAGACAGGATAAAAACCTTTGTTATCAAGGGATGTACGTGTTAGCGTAATTTGCCGACTTTATATATATTAAACCGAATCACGAAACCGAAAGTTGAAAAGATTCACGGATTTAAAAACGCCTTCTCAAATTTTCTTGTACTAGGTTTTAAGAGTCAATCCAATATCAAAGCATCTGAATTAACCAGAACACCATATAAAGAAAAATAAGGGCATATCATGAGATACACCCAATTTTTACTACCAAAGTGAAGGTTCATCTGGCAATGCTTTTAATTGAGTGTCAGTATATCGTTTTGGTTGTAAATAAACAGTAGTTGTACCGTCTGTATAGATAGATTCTATTGTCACAAACCATTCACCAAATTTACCCTTACCAATAATGCAAGATTCATCTTCTTCAATGTATGTTTTTTCAATAACATCTTCACCCCAATTATCTATACCAACTTGTATACGATAACCACTAAAACCATCCCAATTGTTTTTCTTCAATTCTTCTGTCCATGTTATTAGACCCTTGCCAGAAGATGAATCATCATATGATTCCATTTTTATTTCTGTTGGCTCTGTACCTGTTGGAAGATTGCTTGTTGGTGGGGCAACATCTTTTTTATAAACATATACGACATCAACATTGCCTTCAATATATGTTCCAGATGCATTTGCAGGTGTTGTTTTTAATGTATATCCATCTATTATTTTTGCTGATGTTGTATATATTGAACCTACATTACCAGTCAATAAATCCGATGTTGCAATTTCAACGTTTGATTCATTAACATGCTTAACTGTTACTGTTCCAGTTGACTCTGGTTGGATGCTTCCACGTTGATAGAAAGTATCATCAATTTGGCTTGCCCAATCAGACGGTTTACTTGTACCAGATGACCAATAAATATTATTAACGTAGTCGGATTTATCATTTCTAATACCTAAACGACAAGTAATATTTAGATATCCTTTCTTTTCAATAGATACACCGATAATGTCATAATTTCGCTCACCTAAAACAATTTCACCGTCACTCTTGCCACCTAGTTCAATAATTCTTCTTGTACTAGGTGTATCTCTTACAAACACATGAATCTCTGAATCAAGTGTAATCATTGATACTGTACTTTGATAATGTTGTGTATAATCACTTGTACGCTGAATGATTGCAGGACATTTTAAAAGATATTTACTTGTTACACCTGCATAATACAGGTTAAAGATGATATCCTGCTCTGCTTGTCTCATAATTCCTTTATAGTTTTCTGCACGTGGTACAGTTACTTGATTCCAAATCATCCAATACATATTGTCGTAATAGATGTAATCGCCACGCATCATTACGAAGTCAGTTGAAAGATATTTATCATTAAATTCTGTAGTGTCTGTATTTGTAATAATTCCATGCTTCTTCTCACCATTTACATACACTTCTTGACCTGCCAATGAAATCATGTCGTTGAATGCGTTGTATTGTGTCTTAAAAATATTAAACTTATCCATTGTTTACTCTCCTTTCTCATTGGAATAAATTGAAGAAATTGCTAGGTGCAGAATCTTCATTTGGCATTTGACGAATCGTTTTCTCCAGTTGGTCAATTCGTGACTGCAAATACTTAGCAAAACTGTCAATTGTCATGTCGTCTTGTCTGTAATTTTTGATTAAATGTGGTTGGTTTGCAATTGAATTTAAAATTGCCAGTGCAGTTGAATAAATTGCTTTCTTATTGGCTTTTGATGAAGCATTATAAGTTGCATCACCGTTAATTCCTTCTTCTTCTAAGTACACAAGTAATTCTTCATACGGTAATTCAATACCACCGATTTCCATTTGTAATCTTTCAATATTATCCATATCTATATTCTCCTTTGTAATTGATTTGTTATATATTAAACATTCATGAGAGTTACAAACTAATCTATTTATATACTCTTGAATGTAAGTTGGTGTATCCAATGGCTCATTGTTATAAAGCCAGATTCCTTCATATGCAAATACGAATATATGCGTTTTAGCGTTGTGGTGTTCCGCAATGTAGAATCCATTCAGTTTGATTCCATTAACTTCATATCCCATATTCTCATCATCTTCAAAATGAACAAGAGTTGTATTATATGGAGTAAAGGACAATTTTTGATACAACATGTCTGAAACATATGGATAAATTGCCTTATATTGTTCCGTTGTCATTAATGGACGTTGTTTGATTGGATTTAATGTTGGGTACGTTGATTTGATTTTGTTTTCAAGATATAATAGAGATTGACTAGGTAAATTTAGAATAAAATCAAACATAATGGATTCTCCTTTCTAGAATTTTTTTGGGTGTGTGTTGAGAGGTTGGCTAAAAGGACATTTTGCTTACATAGGGTAAACGTTTTGTTCGGATACACCCACTCAACAGGACAAAAAATGAACAATACACGAATAATGAAGTACCCCCATAAGATTAATTATATGGTAGTTTACATAAGATACATTATCAGCAGTTGTACCACATGAACATTCATTGATGATTCAATCACATTGTTCGTGTTTTGTTTTGCATTCATTTCCTTCCCAACGCACTCTTTCACCAACCCAAAAACGAACAAAAAGGAGCGAATCGAACATTTACTCTCTAAATACCCCTCTCATTTTTTGCTCATTTGTTTTCTGGCTCGACTCATCCTCGTACACGTGTATTACTTAAAAGTGTGTCGCATGAAAGTAATGCCTTTACATCATTAAACACCGATATATCCATATCCTCACTAACTCCCCACACACAATCACAACACTCACATATGTCTCTCTTATCCCTCGACTACATCCCCTTGCTTAGTTACAACATCTGCTTTTGTATCCTTTGTCTTTGCTTGCACTTGCTCATTGACCTTGTCATTGACTTGCTTATCTACTTGATTCACTTGCTCACTCACTCGTTGCTCACGTTCAAGTATACGCTTCAACTCTAGGTGTTCATTACTAACATATGGACTAATCTCAACTAATGACTCGATACTGATTGCACCTACTTGATACATCTTAACTAAGTTATCAATGACCTCTGTCTCATTGACTGGTCTTGCATAGTGGAACACCATGTCTAATGTGTCAATAGCATCATCACTGTATGCCTTACCTTGCTTACCTAACAGCCCCACTACCTTGTCGTTGCGTTGCTCTAGTCCCTCTCTCAAGTGACGCTCGTTGATGCCACCCTTCATGTCTGCAAGTTGATACAACATTCTCATACTCATTTCACTAAGATTACTTACATCACTAGCATTAAGAGCAACAGCAGGTACACTTGCAATGTTGATGAGTTGTTGCATGAGTGTATTGAAGATGACCTCAAATGCTTGATGATTGATACTATTACTTACCATCTTGAAGTCAGCAGAATCATCTAATACAATACCACCGCCAACAATATGTGGGTGCAATCCTTCTCCTTTTAGTTGTTGCCCAATAACAACAGGGATTGGGTTATGATGTTTATAGAATGAATCACTGAATTTAGATAGTAAATCCTCCATTGCATCAATGATATTAATGAAGTCATCTAAGTCGCTCTTACCGAATGACGTACTCAACTCACTGTCTGTCTTATAGTGGATAGGTAGACCACTCACATTATTGTATGACCCCACAACACGTAAGTCAGTACCTCCAATAGTTGAATACTTAACTACTTCCTCTTGTGTATAGACAACATAGAAGTCGCTCTCTAATGATGTGTAATACTCAACGAATGCAATCATATCTAACTCATCGTTATAGATAGGATAACCACATTCAGTAGGGATTACCTTACTGCTCACATCTCCACCACCGTTGATATACACATACTCATATGCGTTACCATACTTAACGAGATTGGATAGCAGGTCAAAGTTAATCTTGTCATACTTACCTTTCTTATACACTCGTTTCATGTCACCAACAATTTTTTCTTCACCAGTAAAAGTTACTGGTTTTTTTAATAGGTAAGTAGTTTCTAGGTTCACGATTAATTTTGCATATTGTAATAAAATCGCTCGTTGTTCATATGGCTTGTTATTATAATTTTCTACCACCCTATTTGAGATTGTATGTCTGCCATCTAAATATTTTTTCTTTTCAATTGTATCCAAAATTCTTTTCTGGTTTTCAAAATGAGACACCTCATCAACAAACCAAAATGGATTACCGTTATGTACGGTTTTAATATAATCTTGTAAATTCATTTCTTTCTTCCTTTCAAAAATAAAAAGCACCCTTTAAAAGGATGCTTAAAACATTATTAATTTACTTTCTACCCTTAGCAGCAAGTGCACCTGCAATAGTAACAACTGCCAACGCTCCAATCTGAAACGCTTTATTATTTTGTATATTATATACAATATCTTTATAGCGAATTTCTTTTCTAATCGCTCTAATCTCATTCATAATTTCTACTCTTTGACTATCGGATAGATTATCTTTTTCTAGCATTTTATACAACATTCTTTGTTCTTCAATTAAATTATCAACAACTTTATCAAATGAATGATTTAAATTATCCATATACTGCTTTGCTAGTTCTTGAAAATTAGGTATATTCTTCAACACATTTTCCAGAGTTTCTACTGGTAATTTAGAAAAGTTTTCAACTAACTTTGCGAATGTTTCACCTTTAACAATTTCACTTGGACTATTAACACCAATTTTATTTAAAATCTTTGATAGTTTTATAGCATCCTTTTCATTTTTAGATTTCATTGTAATCCTCCGATTAACCATAATATAGAAAAATAATACTACATTTCCCTTAAACATACCATTTATTTTGTTTAATACCTTGAATTGCTAATGCCATAGCAATTACACAGTCGTCATGTTTGTCATTACCTTTTTTATTTCCTGTTTTCCCATCTGTTTCAATGAAAATTTGCATCTGCTCTAATGTTTCTTGACAGTTTATAAGAATCATTTCTAATTCAAATTGCTCTTTTAAATCTGTAATCATGATATTTTTTGTTACTTGTGTAGTTTGGTATCCTAACTGTAATTGTTTTTTGCCTAATTGCTGATTGAAAACTTTATGCTTGTACAAATTCATGTACTCATATTCTTTTCTTAAACGTTCTAAGATAGGAGTACCAAAAGAATTTCTTTCTACTGTTAAGAAAGCATAATTATAAAACTTCCCAATAATATCAATTAACTTAGCAAATTCATAAACAGGAATTTTATTATCATAAAAACTTAGCACCTGTTCACCATCAGCATTTAAAACTGAGATAGTAGAATAGTCGCCACCGCTACCGCTTGCAGTATCCACGCCACCATAATAACGAACACCCTCAACAGGTAATTGATAAATCATTAATGACTTACCGATATATCGTAAAATACTATCTGGAATAACCATTTTTATATCTTTATATAACAATGGTTTTTGAATATATTTTAAGCGTTCAACAATCTTTTGTTGGTCGAAAACGTTTAATCCGCTACTAATAAATGATTCCATTGGGGTTGCAGGAAATTCTTGATAGAATTGTTGTAGAGTCATATCAAGTAGTTTCCATCTTCGCCACATTAATTGTTTAAGAGTTGTCCCTTTTTCATATAAAAATAATTCTTCTTGCTCTAAATCATCTTTAGTAAGACGTTTTCCTTTATTATCTGCTTTGTACCATGTTTCTGCTTCATCATAATCATCTTTGAATTGTTTTGCGTATGAGGAAGAATAGAAAGGGAAGAAAAATGCTTTGTATTTTGAATTTCTCTTATATGCGTTCATGAAGAGTTTTTGATAGGAGTTGAAACCATTTGAAGTTGTTTCAATTACTAATTTTGATGTTTTACTCTTTGCCAATGCTTGCTCTGCTGATAATAAAATTGAATCTTGATTCTCATAGAATGCAAATTCTGATAGCAAAATATATTCATATGTAGTACCACGACCAACATCTTTCCCACCTGCAACAGATAATGTAATAGATGAGCCATTATCTAATTTCAATTGACTCCTGTTGTTCTGGTCGTCTTTTGGGAATTTAAATTTGTCATGTGGCAAATCATCATACATCATTTTTAGTTTATCAAATAATGATGTTGCTGAATCTGCCTTGTACGACACAATCAAATAATTTGTACGTGGTCTTGTACAAGCCATCCATAAACATAAAGCGACAGACAAAGTAGAGAATCCAATTTGTCTTGCCTTAGCAATAATGTTAAAGTGTCCCATTTCATCAACGAAATATTTTTGTTGTTCATTAATTGTGAATGGTACATATTCACCTGTATTGGTAGTAATTTTAACGAAATTCTTTAACCACAATTCGGGATTTTCATTAATTAATTTTAGTTTTTCTTCTTTTGATAATTTCTTTGCCATTATACAATCAGTCCATCGTCATCTTCTGACTCATCTTCTTTATTTAATGCTACCCCTACTTTAATGATACCGTTGATTTCCTTATTAAGAGTTAATAGCAATTTAACCTGCTTTTCATCACCTGTTAACGCCTTCTCTCTCACAACCTCGTAAATAGTATGTATATCATCAATTATTTTAGATTGTAAATATAGTGCCACCAAATTTGCATACTCTGGTGTTTTCTCCCAATTTATAAAACCATTCATAGTTTTTCTACCAACTGAAATAAGAAATTCTTCTTCATTTTTTGGCTGAATAGTTTGGTCGAATCGTGTATCTGGGAATTTATAATTAAAATACATTCGATTCTCTTTTGTAACTTTCTTTAATGCTTCTTTTAATGTCAT